AGTGCCGCTGCCCTGCCCTGCCCTGGGCCACTGACGCGCACGGCAAAACAGCGATGCAGTGGGGTTCAGGGATAACTCGGTTAAGCCTGGAGCGTGTGCGAGCTATCGCCCGGCTTTTGATCCCGCTGCCAACGTAAACAGGCAACCCATCAGAACCGAGCCACGCGTAGACGTAAGCCTCGGTTTTATGGCGCTTTGATTCCCGGAACTGCTGAAACGACAGCAGCCCCGGGTTTTGGGTAAACAGCAGCCAGGCTTCAGGCATTGGTGCGCTTTTTGTATGCCTGGCGGGGTTTTCCTGCATCGGTGCGTTTTTTACGCGCTGCCCCTGGAGCCTTTCGGCTCGTCGGTTTTGTGCGCGCAGTTTTTTGCGAATAATTTTCAAGGATACCCGACTCGCCTTCCGGGAACAGTGCTTTGGGGCACACTGCGCCACCATTTATTTTTTGACTGGCGCACCAAAACGGCACCAGTTCCCGCCATACCTGAAGGGGGCCTTCCTTACCATGGGCAGCCTGGAGCGTTAAAAGGTCGGCCCAGTCACTGGCGGTGATGGTGGATCGCTCCACCGCCCACCGCAGATCACGCAGCTGGCGTTTTTCTAGGCGCAACTGTTCGCGCTCCAGCTCCCGGGCGTCCAGGGCCAGCTGTTTACGCTCGCGCGTAGTGTTCCAATCTCCGCCGCTCATGGCTGGGGCGCCTCCACCGCTTCGAGGGTGTACACCGGCAGCCCCTTAGGGTCGGTGATGGCAGCTGGGGCGATCGTGATCAGGCCCCGGGCCTGCAGCGATTCCGCGATGCGCTGGTCACGCTGGGGCATCGCCACATAATGCGGGCCAGGATTGCGGCGGAGGAAGTTGAGCCAGTTCCGCTGCAGTGGTCCTAGTGGTCTGTTGCCGTAGTGCATGGCCCCCTTGGTTTGTGGGTTTGCTGTTACATACTACCAGACCCCTGCCAGCCCGCAACCAATCTGTTAAGTTACACAACACCAGACCCAAGTAGCTTGACTGCTGGTGCATGATTGGCAGGCACGACGCACCCACCGACCAGTGGGCCACCCCATGCACAACTACACCCCCGAACAGTTGACCCAGTTTCCCTGGGTCGCCAGCTGTGACATCCTCAAGGCTGAAGATCTGCTGCCGAAGTTCTGGCAGGTTGCTGAGATGGTGGCAGTGCTGGCAGATCGTCCCCAGCTGCTAAACGCCGAGACCCTCGCCAGCCTGACCAAGTTGGCTGGCGAAGACTCCAAGGAGTCGAACTGGAACGACGAGGAGGCCAACCTTACTCTCGAAGATCTCAGCCTGGCACTTGATGACGCCGCCCCGGCTGGCTTCTACTTTGGAGCTAGCGAAGGAGACGGCGCCGCTTTCGGTTTCTGGCTTGACGAAGCCTGGGGTGATGCGCTCGACTCCTGCAGCGTTGATACGGACTGCGGCCCCGAGCGACTGGCGCTGCTGATTGCTGAGCTTTCCGATCTTGGCTACGACGCCGACAACCTGGCCGAAGCCTACTGCGGAGAGGCCGAAGGATACAGCGAGGCCGAGGCTGGCGCTGATGCTGCTGCCATGCTGGCCGAGGCTATCGGCGAGGGTGCCGCCGATTCGATGCGCTGGCCCTATTGCTGCATCGATTGGGCTGAAGCCTGGGAGTACCTGCAGCAGTCCGACGGTTACAACCTGGCGCGAATGTCTCCCGCTCGCTGGCTGGTACTTTCCCCAGCTTGAGGCCAACGCCTACCGATCAACGGCCCGGCCACTGTGCCGGGCTTTTTTATGGGCGGCAGAGGTTAGCATGAGCGCAGATTGTTTGTGATGCAAACCGTGGAGGATTCCACCGGCCAAGATGTAACCAAACCCTCTAGGCCGTTCGGGAAGCGCAACCCTGACGCGGTGATCGAGGAGCGTAGGAAGCGGCTTTATAAGCGGCAGCTGACTGGCTTACCTGTTCGTCAGTTGGTTCTAGATCACGCTGATCGTGAAGGTATCGGCGAAGTTACAGCCTGGAGAGACTGGGATGCGGTCAAACAATGGAACGAGGAGGATTGGAGTAAGGATCGGGACTCTATAGTTTCACGTCTCCAAGCCATGCGGATGCGGGCCATTGATGCCGCAATCCGTAAGGGCCAGATCGGCAGCGCTCAGTTGCTGATGCGCGACCTTGGCGCGGTGGTGGGCGAGGTTGCGCCAGAGGCCCAGGCCGCCGCGGCCCCCGTGCTTCGGGTGGAGATTGACACAAAGCGCGACGCGTGAGACTCACCGCTTGGGGCTAGCAATCCGGCCGATCCTGTGCAGCAATAGGGGCAAGCTCACCACGCTTCCCCCATGACTTCCCGCACCCTCACCCTTGCCGCCGTGCTGCTGACCGCTGCAGTGTTGGCGATGGGCTTCGATAATTCCCGCCAGCTGGCGCGCTGCGAGGCTACCGGCCGCGGCCCGGCCGAGTGCCGGCTCCTGGTGCTCGGTCGCTGAGGATTAGTACAGCTGTACTTGCAAGAGATTTCCTAATTTCCTGCGGGTACAGCTGTACTACAATACAACCGTACCAGCGACCGGGGGGAGGGTTGCAGAAATAGTACGTACGTACCGGGGGGCAGGGAACCTACTGATACATTCGCATTTCCTCCCTCTGTTACACACCGGGGGAGGGGTTCAATTCCTGTAATACCCTAGAAGGTACCCGTCCCCGAAAAAATGGCCGAAACGGCTGGAACCCTCTCGCTCCGTTACGCCCAGGGGCAAGTGTTCTCCAGCCGTAAACGCTTCCGTGTCTTGGTTGCCGGCCGCCGTTTCGGCAAGAGCTACCTCTCCTGCATCGAACTCTTGCGTGGGGCAATCGAACGCCCCGGCGAAACCTTTTTCTACGCCGCCCCCACCTACCGCATGGCGAAGGACATCGCCTGGAAGGTAATGAAAAAGCTCGTCCCAAAAGCCTGGATCAAATCCAAGAACGAAACCGACCTGAAAATCGAGCTAGTCAACGGCTCGACAATCGAACTGAAGGGCACTGAAAACGCCATGGCTCTCCGAGGCCGCAGTCTGGCTGGCGTGGTGCTCGACGAAGCCGCCTTCATGTCCGCCGAAGTCTGGTTCGAAGTCATCCGACCCGCACTCGCCGACAAACAAGGCTGGGCACTCTTCATCTCCACCCCCGACGGCACCGCCAGCTGGTTCTACGAACTCTGGCAATACGCCGACTCCGGCGATTCCGACTGGAGCCGCTGGCAGTTCACCACCATCGAAGGCGACAACGTCCCACCGGAAGAAATCGAAGCCGCCCGCAGCCAACTCGACTCGCGCACCTTCCGCCAAGAATTCGAAGCCAGCTTCGAAAACCTGAGCGGCCTCGTCGCCGTCTCCTTCAGCGACGCCAATATCTCCACCGACGCAGCCGACATTTCAATACTTCCACTCCTTTTGGGGGTGGACTTCAACGTGGATCCCATGTCCGGCATCTGCGCCGTCCTCAAAGACGACACCCTCTACGTCTTCGACGAAATCATGCTCACTGGTGGCGCCACCACCTGGGACTTCGCCGAAGAAGTCACCCGCCGCTTCGGCGTGGATCGCCGCGTCATCGCATGTCCCGACCCCACCGGCGGCGCTCGCAAAACCTCCGGCGTGGGACTTACCGACCACAACATCCTCCGCCGCAGCGGTTTTAACGTCTCCAGCCCCAAAGCCCCCTGGAAAATCCGCGACAAAATCACCGCCGTCAACACCGCCCTCTTGGATGCGACTGGAACACGCCGCACCTACATCCACCCCCGCTGCAAAGAACTAATCAAGTCCCTCCGCACCCTCACCTACGCCCCTGGAACTGGCCTCCCCAACAAAAACCTAGGCGTAGACCACGCTTTCGACGCCTTCGGCTACCTCTGCCTCCAACAATTCAACCTCGCCAAACACGGCACCCTCGGCCAAACCTCCTACCGCCTCTACTAACCCTCCGTAGACTGCAGAAAAGCCCGCAAAACATGGCCAAGAAACCTACAAAAGGCCAGAAAAAGGTCGAAAAGGTCATGTCCGAATACTCTGCTGGAACCCTTAAATCCAGCTCGGGCAAAAAAGTGACCTCCCGCAAGCAGGCAATCGCCATTGCCCTCAGCGAAGCAGGCATGGCGCGCAAAAAACCCACCAAAAAGGGAGGCAAAAAGTAATGGCCGCCAAGAAAAAGGGCCTTTACGCCAACATC